AATTCTTTATACTGATACATATGACAATGCTAAGGGAACTATTGAAGTTGTAGACGATGTATATCCAGAGTTTGAAGACTCACAGGAAACATCTACATTCTTTTTTGATGGTGAAAAATATGTGACCACAGTATTTGATGGTTCTGGTAATACAATTAAATCACGCTCAATTCATACGTTTGCTCTTTACTTTGACGGCTTTACAGGTGACGTTGCTATTCAAGGTGACTTATCAGTTCAACCATCTACAAATGATGAAGACTGGTTTGACATGACGCCAAAGCTAATGTACGATTCGAATATTCGTATCAACAATGAAACTGGCGTTCAAGGTTATGTAGTACAAGCAAACGTTAATTGGATTCGTATTACATATACGAAAACAGCAGGCGAAATTACAAAAGTACTACTACGCAACTAAACTTGACAATATAACGAATCGTGTTATTCTTATTACATAATCAATAATAAGGATAACAAAATGACTAACGTAATCGAATTCCCCGTACATAGAACGAAAGCTGTTCAAGCTATTCGCACTCATGCAAAGCACACAGTGTATAATCTCGTATGCTTTATGAGTGAAGAAATGAACAAGCTATACATGCCTGTTTATGATGATAAAGAACTTCAAGCAAAAGTACTTGATGTAGCAAATCAATATCAGAAAATTTTACTTGACTATTTTCAAAATGATGATAACTTCAAAGATGAAGATGATGAAATAAATCTTTTAGAAGATGATATCGTAGAAGAAGATTTGTGCGATGTCGATCCTGAACTATTAGATAAACTATGTCGTGAAGAAAGTGAGTAATGCTATGATTCTATGCTATCAAGATAACGAAGTTCGTCGTTCAACGAAACCTTTTTACGCAGAAGACTATAATGCTAATCATATGATTTGTAAGCACTTAGAAAACTATTTCTTCTTAAAATTCATCCTGATGAAAAGTGATGATATTGTAGAGAAACATCGTGCATCTAAAGAGTTAGATATCTGTGAGCGTAAGATGAATTATTGGAAACGTCAAGCAAACTTCTGTCAAAAACAATACGAAAAAGACATCAAAATTTGGAGTGAAACATATCAAGTAAATGCTTGACACTCAGTCGTAAAACTGTTATATTGTAGTTATGGACTTACAGCAAGTAGTATTCTCACACTTACCGCATCAACGCAGACAAGCATCAGGTGGATGGTTATCATTCAACTGTCCTTGCTGTGTTGATAACGGTGAAGCACGACCTGATATACGAATGCGTGGTGGTATTCATACAGATGATAGTAGTATTTCATATCATTGCTTCAACTGTGGATTCACTGCTTCACACAAGACTGGCAGAGTTATCAACAAAAAGATGTTGCGCTTTCTTCGCAATCTTGGTGTGAGTGACAGTGATATCAAACGACTTCAACTTGAAGCAATCAGAGAGAAAGAACTTGCTGATGGTCCTATGCTGTTTGTTAGTAGGACACAAACTACTCGCATACCAAGTTTCCCAGATTGTGAGTTACCTGAGGGTGCGCAACCACTTGACGATATACTAAATAGTGATGCACCCGATGAAAGAGCAATCTTGGGTGCAAAGTACTTGTTAGACAGAGGCATATACGATTATATTGACGCATACTGGAGCCCACATGCCGTCTTTAGAAATAGAGTTATCATCCCTTTTTGGCAGGGAGATAGAATAGTAGGGTATACAGGTAGAGACTTCACAGGAAAGTCTGATGCGAAATATATGAGCAAGTCGCCCAAGAACTTTTTATACAATGTGGATGCTATAAAAAGAAATAGAATGTTCCTCATTGTCACTGAAGGAGTGATTGACGCGGCTTGCTTAGATGCTGTTGGTATTATGAGTAATGAAGCTAGTGATGCTCAGATTGATTACATCAATCAATTCAAGGGTGAGGTAATCGTTTGTCCTGATAGAGACAAAGCAGGCGAACGATTAATTAAACAAGCAATTGAAAATGGTTGGTCGGTGTCTTTCCCATATTGGGAAGATGGAATTAAAGATGCAGCCGATGCTGTTCATAAATATGGTAAGCTATATACATTGAAAAGTATCATTGATGGTAGAATAAGTAATAGTACAAAGATAAACGTAAAGATGCGTATTAAATAAGGATTTACAATTAATGGCAAAAGAACCAGCAAAAAAGAAGCCAGTAAAGAAGGCTCCGGCTAAAAAGCCGTCAGAGGAAACAACAGTAATTCCAACACCAAAGGAACAACCTGCTCCTCCTCCCCCACCCCCACCACAGCAAATGCCTCAACAGCCCAAAAAGCCTGGTGAAGTATTGTGGGAAAACGCAGTTCTGTTTATGGACAAAGAATTCAATCAAGAAAATTGTATGCCATTAGTGAGAGCAATTATGGAATACAACATGTCTCCTGAGGGACAGCGCCCAGAAGTAATTCATCTATATATTAATTCACCGGGCGGTGCTGTGCATTCAGCATTCCATCTGATTGATACAATCAAACAATCAAAGATCCCAGTATACACTTATGGTATGGGCTTGATTGCATCTTGTGGTGTACTACTAATGATGGCAGGTGAAAAGGGACATCGTTATATCACACAAAACACAAGTGTAATGTCACATCAATATTCTTGGGGTTCACGCGGTAAAGAACACGAACTAATGTCTATCGTAAAAGAGTTTGAACTATCAACCGAACGTATGCTTGAACATTATAAAAAGTGTACAGGTAAGAATGAAAAGTATATCAGACAATATCTACTTCCAGAAAGTGACTGTTGGCTAACACCAGAAGAAACAGTGAAGCATGGTATTGCTGACCATATTATTAAAACTTACTAGTTGACAAATGCAACCTTTTTTGATATAGTAGAAGAATGTCAGAAGTAAAAAACTATAGCCTCGATTTACAAACACTATTCGTACAATTCATGGTTACAAACCCCGAACTCTACACAAGGGTTCGGGGTATTATCAAACCTGAATATTTCGACCGCGGAATCCGTCCTGTGGTTAAGCAACTTGTAGATTACAGTGAAGAGTATTCGACTCTACCTGATACTGTTATGATTAAAGCAGAGACAGGTCACAGTATAGAGAAGTTGGACAACATAGCCCAGCACGAAGAATGGTTTGTAGACGAATTTGAGACATTTTGCCGACACAAGGCTATTGAGAAGGCTATTATTGATAGTGCTGATTTATTAGAGTCGGGAAAATATGGTGAAGTAGAAACTCGCATCAAAGAGGCCGTTCAAACAGGCTTAGCACGTTCATTGGGCACAGATTATTATGCTGACCCAAGAGGTGTTCTTGAACGGATGAAAGACAACAATGGTCAAATTACGACAGGTTGGAAGGCTCTTGATGACAAGTTGTATGGTGGCATAAATCGTGGGGAGATTACGATTTTCGCAGGGGGTTCCGGTGCTGGCAAATCACTTTTCATGCAAAATATGTGCTTGAACTGGGCCGAGGCTGGGCTAAATTGTGTCTACTTTACACTCGAACTAAGTGAAGAACTTTCAAGTATGCGTATGTATGCAATGCAGACGGATCGCAGTACTAAACGCATTTTTAAAGAACTAGATGATGTTGAACTAGAGGTAAAAACAAAGGGCAAAAAGTCTGGAATGCTCCGTATTAAGTATCTCCCATCTGGATCGACAGTCAATGATCTACGTTCTTACTTGAAAGAACTTCAAATTCAAACTGGCAAAAAAGTTGATTGTATGTGTATCGACTATCTTGACCTGCTTATGCCAGCAACTAAAAAAGTATCTGCTGGTGATTTGTTTATTAAAGACAAGTATGTTACAGAAGAAGTTCGTAACTTCTCAATGGAAACACAAACAGTCACAGTTACAGCATCACAGTTGAACCGTAGTGCAGTTGAAGAAATTGAGTTTGACCACTCACACATTGCAGGTGGTATCTCTAAAATTCAAACAGCAGATAACGTCATTGGTATCTTTACATCAAACGCAATGCGTGAACGTGGTCAGTATCAACTACAGTTGTTGAAAACTCGTTCATCTAGTGGTGTTGGATCTAAGATTAATCTTGTATTTGATAGAGATAGTCTACGTATCTCAGATGATACAAGCGAGGGTCTAGGTGATAGTGACACCACAACAGATACATCTAGCGTAGTTGACCAATTGCGTAAGAAAACTATCGTAAAGCAGAAGGATGAAGATGATGATGTTCCTGTAATGGATAGAACAGAAGCAGCATCTTCACTCAGAGCAATGCTCAAAACAAAATCTCGCTCTGCTTTTGACGAAACTTGATAAATACACATAACGGAGATTTATCATGAAACGTAAAAGCCTATTCGAAGAACTAAATTCTATCTCATATGATAGGGATAATAAACGTTTAGTGGAACAAAAAGGTGAGCATATTATTGCCGGCGCCATCAATCTTATGGAATTCATTGAAAGTAATTTTGATGAAGACACTGCCGCCGATCTTAAAAAGCGTTTGGTAAATAGCATCCGTGCTAAAGACCCTCGTAAATTTAAGAGAGGCATGGATAGTGTAGATAAAAATGGATTATGAAGAACAACTAAGACAACTAAAAGTTCTTGCTGGCATTTATAAGCCGTATGATGTTTCTAAGCATCAGGAAAACATTTCTCACACTGGCACGGAAAAAGGCGAATATCAACGCAAGAACGATATTCAGCCAGGCACTCCAGAATGGTTTAAACTGTGGTTCGCTCGTCCTACAATGACGGGTGAAGACCCATTTGGGAAGAAGAAATGAAAATTAGCGAAATCATATTACAGCAAGGTATTAATCGTAGGTTTAGAGGCCCACGTAAACCAAGACTAAAGCAAAAAGGCTTTCATCAACGTATGCAAGGTTTACTTGATGGTGAGCAAATATCAGAAAGTGGATCAGCACCGGGCGTTGGTGCAATTCATCACAGTGAGATTGCTCCTACACTACAAAGACTTGAAAAGCAACTTGGTATTCCTCTACTAAAAAATGCACTAGGTTCTGTGGGCAAAAAAGAGTTTAGTGGTGATATCGATATCGCAGTACAATTAGACAAAGACCAACAAGACGAATTTCAAAAGAAACTAGAACAAACACAAGGCCTTGACTTTATTAGAAAGACAAGCGTGTTTATTACGAGTGCAGATATCGTAGGCTATGATCCAAAGAAACAAGCAGACGGTAAAGAGCGCACGGGTAAAGTACAAATTGACTTTATGCCGGGTGATGTAGAGTTTATGAAGAACTATTATCACTCACCACATGCTAAATCTATGAGTCAAGACGGTAGATACAGTGATTATAAAGGCGTTCATCGTAATATTATGATTGCTACTATGGTTGCTAATTTAGACACAAAAGCAAGTGAAGAAACTACAAGCGATGGTCGTCCGCTAGAACTAGAACGTTGGATGTTCTCTCCTACAGACGGAATGGTACGTGTAATTCGTAGACCAGTAGAGAAAAAGAACGGTGTTGGTCATACAAAAGCAAATAAGAACGAGATTGTTAAAGGCCCATTCAAAAATCCTAATGATTGGGCTAAGATTTTAAAACTAGATAGCGCAGATGACTTATATAGTTTTGAAACACTGTATGATGCAATTAAGAAAAACTATCCTGCTGAACTAGCACAAAAGATTTTCAACGACTATAAGAAAAACGATGCTATTCAAAAAGCAGGCGTCCCATCACAGCTAGGTGAAGGCGTAAAAAAGCCGGTAGCTGAATCAAATAATGCCCGTATTCAGCACGTAGAAGACTTTGCTATCTGGCATGGTTCTCAGGGTATCGCTAAATCTATTCAGACGCTACATAACTTAGAAAAGCAACCAGAAGATATCACAGTCAAATGGGATGGTTCTCCTGCTGTTATCTTTGGTCGTAATGAAAATGGCGAGTTTGTTCTTACAGATAAATCAGGCTATTCAGCAAAAGGGTATGATGGTAAAGTAACAAACAAACAAGATATGGCTGATATGTTTCTAAGACGTGGTAAAGAAGCACCAGATGACAACCGCAAAGCATTTGTAAAGCGTATGGTTGATATTTGGGACATCTATGAAGCAGCAACACCATCAAACTTTAGCGGATATGTACACGGCGACTTGTTGTATTTCACAACACCTCAGTTAGATGATGGTCATTATGAATTTATGCCAAACACTGTAAAATATCGTGTAAAAGCAGACAGTGACATTGGTAAGCAGATAGCACGTTCACAGTCAGGTGTTGTTCTACATGCTAAAATTGAACTTGATGGGTCGAAAAGCAAAGTTAATGTAAATGAACTAAAAGCAGGCAATCTATTGATTATGCCTCCAGTGACGGTTACACAAGCACCTCAAGTAGACGCACCAAACTTAGACAAAATCGCAGCATTTACGAAATCAAACAGTTCTAAAATTGATGCACTACTAGACGACGAATTTTTGAAGTCAAATAAACTATCATCGTTCAAAAATGCGCTATACACTTATGTTAATAACATGACAAAAGCACGTAAACTTGATAACCTAGCAGGCGACTGGAGCAAATGGCTACAACAAGCTAAAATGTCAGAGACAATGAAAGAACGTATGAACAATCATGTCAACAATAATGCAGATGGTATGAATGCTCTATTCAAAGTAGTAACAGGACTGATGAAAGTTAAAAATGACATTATCAATCAATTAGATAATGCTGATACAGATGTACAAGCATACACAGATGGACAAAGAGGCGGTGAAGGCTATGTGATTGGTCAAGGCGATAGCAAATTAGTAAATCGCAGTGGCTTTTCGGCGGCAAATATGAGTAAGGAGCGATAATGTTTAGTAAAGAATGTAAATTACACCTAGAAGAAGCAAAGATGACACGTTGGCAACACTTTCGTTTTGCTTGGTATTTCTTAATTCAACTAAAGAAAGCTGAACTTGCTCTATTCATTCATAGCTTTGCGCCAAGATATTTTAAAACATACGCCAGTGACAAGATTATAGAACTAGCTAGAACGCTGGAGGAAAGAAAATGAGTGACGAAAAGTACACAGCATCAGAATGGGCTGCAATGGAAGGCGGTCACAACGTAGAAAAGAAATCTTCTCCGTTTCAGCTAATCAATGAGTTAACTGAAAGCAGATTGTTCAGAAATAAAAAGATTGCAGGTGACGTTAACCTAGATGACGCTGCGGAATTAGCATTTGTTCAACTAATGATGTTAAATGTATTCAATAAAGATTATGACTTTGCACCATTAGCACGTGAATATGCAAGTAGAACATCAGCATTTAGAAACTTTGATACATTTAGAACAAGCGGCACAGATTTGTATATTGCGCTTAACCGAATCATGGGGAAAGACCAATCATTTACAACTGATAAAGATAAAATTGCTGCATCACGTCTGTCACCGAACAGAAGTGATATTATCAGATACCTTGAGCATATCGGAAGTTCAAAATCAAATCCAGATTTTGAAAAACGAATGTTGCTAAGGTTCGAAAAGCAGTTTAATGTACAAAATAGTCTATTAAAGTCTATGCGTAGACTAGCAGCGGACTGGGAAAACTTAAATCAAAATCAGCGCGCCCTAGTTATTACCCGTATGTCACAGTATATGCGAAAAAAAGCAATGAGAAGTGAACTTACACCTGCGCTTCTTAAATTTCAGAAGCGTGGCAACTATATTGTAAATGACAAAAATGATAGCAAGAAAAGTATTTGGAATAAGCCTATCGTAAAAGCAGCCGCAATAGCAGGCGCATACTATGCAGCAGGAAAAGCAGGTAAAGCATTAGGTAAAACAACATATCAGACCGATAGAACTCTGGGAAATAGATACCCAAACAGAAATAAGAAATAACACATTATTGTCAAAAAAAGATAAATAAAAGTATAGAGATAGTAAATCTCAACAGAAATTAATTGGAGAAAAACAATGGTAGCAAAAGTACATGAATCATTTGACGCAGGTCAATTCCTAACAGGTTCACTAGTTCACTTCGATATCTCAAACGTTGACGGTATCGTAGCGAAGCACGTAGTAGAAACAGTTGGCACACGTGCAACTGTAGTAATTCTAGGTGCAGGCGCAGCACGTATCGCAGTTGAAAACAACGGCGCATGGGACGCAGCAGGCCTACAAGCAGCACTAGGTGGCAACTACGTAGTAGCAGATTTCGACTACTAAGTTAGAAATAACCCCCCAGATAAAGAGGCTCAACTTCGGTTGGGCCTTTTTTATTTTGTAGTTGTTTGATAAATACATTTATAAGATATTGGAGAGACCAATGGCAAGAATTCATGGCGCAGCAAGCGCAGGCGAAAATTTATCAAGTAACATTAACTTTTACACAATTTACTTGAACACATTAGACATTACAGCGACAGGTAACGTAGCAGACCAGTCACAACAAAACTTTGATGACCTATGCAATCTTATTAATCTAGTTGCACAACCAGTGATTATGAACAATCCTATTTCAGTAAACTTAGATGGTCTAGCACCAACTCTTACTGGTCCTGGTTTTGTTTTTAAATTTGCAGTAGAACACGGCGATGTATTTGCACGTAACGGCGATGCGGTTGCTATCTTAAAAGAGATTTTTGAAGGTGTGACAATTGATACAGTAGCGTTATCATCGCCAGCGAATATTGAATTCGCAATGTCTGAATTACTATAATAAAAATTATATAATAAATTAAAAAGGGCCTTCGGGTCCTTTTTTTATGCGCAGTTAAAGTTTACGATTTAAAATGATAAATACAATTGATAAACTTATTGGAGAAAAAAGATGGCTGACATCGATCCACAAATTGCTGCGTTAGAATCGCAATCATTAGAAACACACGTTGCTGTGAACCATGAGCGTTTTAAGAAGCTAGATCAATCTATTGGTAGACTTGAAACACTTATTGAGAAGCAGGGTGATGAAACTAAAGAACAATTTTCAGAATTGAAAAAGATTGTTGTTTGGGCAAGTTCTACATTGTTTGGTACGCTTCTAATTGCGCTACTAACATCAGTATTTAAGGTGATATAATGCTTATTGAAGAAATCATATCAGAAGAAACAATCGAAGAAGCAAAACTTGTATATGCTCGTAAAGGCAAACAAGTTGTACGAAAGTACCGCTGTTCTGCTGGTAGATTAAAGGGTAAAACTGTTGCTAATCCATCAGCATGTTTTAAACCTGTTGATATTAAAAAGCGTTTTACACTTGCACGAACAAAAGCAAAAATGGGTTCAAGAATGGCAAGAAAATCAAAAATGACAAAGCGTATGAATCCAGCATCACGTAGATTGAAGTCATTAAATAGGTAGAAGAACAATGGGACTAAAAGAAGAAATTACAAATGCAATGACAGAGACTTATAATACAAGACTTAATAATATTGCAGATATGGTTGGACGACCAGAAGACGAAGTAAGAGACAAGATGAAAAATCTTGACTTTAGAGACTATGTAGACCTAATGAGAGCATTGCGTGATTTTGATAAAGATACCGCAAAAGATATCCTAGGCTTAGTTGACGAAGCATATTCACAAGGTTCAACTATGTCGCCATCAGAAATGAGAGCAAGAAAAGCAGGTCAGCAAGCACCAATGCAAACTGAGCCAGAAGCAGGGACAGCGCCTACTTCTCCGGCGGCGAAAGCACAGGCAATGCAACGTCTAGGTAAACAGAATTTAGGTGGTGCGACAGCGCAACAAGCAGCAGACGCATTATCAAAAGCAGGTGAAGGTAAACCACTAACACCAATTCAAAGAAAAGCAATGGCTCAACAAGCATCATCAGTTGATGCATTAGCAGCGGACCCGAGGACAGCAACCCAATTTAGAAATCTTCTAAATAAGCTAAATCGTAAATAAGGGGTTTAAATGAGATTAACAGAAGTTTTAGGTGGTCTGTATGTAATGATTACAGAAGAAGAAAATGACCTAATTGTAAAGTTCTTTTCAGAGAACGAATATGTTAATGAAACACAGTTATCAGAGCGTGAGGCTCTAATAGCTGAAAAACTAACACACAAAGGTGTGTTGGTACCAACACTGCGTGGATTTAGAACCGCATAACAACGGAGGCGAAGATGACAGCACCTAGCAGACAAGATGTAGACGCAATGGCGAACTTAATGAAAGCACTTAACGGAGATAAAAGTGCGCTTAAGGAGCAAGTGGCTACAGAAAGAAAAGCGAGAGAGGATGCTGGTATCATTGACACATCACCAGGTGTCAAAACAGAAGATATCAAAGCAATGGAAAACATTTTGAGTGCATTTAATTCTGCATCATCAAATGTTTCTAAGAAAGTTGCGACTACAATGAATGAGTCTGTAAAGACTCCAACAGGCGTTAAAGTAGGACTATTTTCTGTGGAGAAAACAGACGATGGATACTATGACATTAGAGATAATCGTACAAACGATACTTTATTTGAAGGCCTATATATTTACGAAACTGCGTATGTTATCACAAAACATCTTAACGATGGTAAGAAGATTAACTCAGAAGAAATTACAAAAGTAATGTCAACTAATGCTCTATTTGAACATTACTACGATGATGCGATTTCACACAGACGTTCATATAATACAGCAAAGAAGCGTGGTGATACAAGCAAGATGGATATTGCAGAAGCACGTTTCAGCAGATCAAAAGACGATGCTGCGGTTACAAAACGTAAGCTAAAGTCTATCTATGAATCTGTAAAAAGATAATTTCATTAAATCAGTTGTAAATGATAAATACATAATATAACTTTATGTATTGGGGCAAATACCATGAGAAAAACAATTTTTTATAATACAAATCCAGTAGCAGTTTCGTCACGCTTAAATGAATATATGAAAAGTAATTTTGGCTACGAAATTGACAGTGATTTAGAATCTTTGCGTGAAGCAAAAGCTGCACTTGAAGAACAAAAACGTACTATGCGTTCAGACTATCAGAACCGTGAGTATGTTGAGAATATGCTAATGCTTGAAACAGTTAGAGCATTACTTAAAGCACATGTAGCAGAAGGTGAACTTCCGCCGGCACTTAAAGCATACCAAGATAAGAAAAAGAAAAAATCAGGCGATAAAGAAGATAAAGTCGAAGAAAAGAAAAAAGTAGACGAGTCGGAAGAACGTCCATATGTTTGTGTTCACGCAAAAAAAGGTAAGCACGAATGTCATGCAGGTTCATCATACGAAGCAGCTAAAAAAGCAGCCGCACATTGGAAGATGAAATCTACAGCAGGTATCGATGCTCATTTAGCAGTGGAAGAAAAAGTAGCAGAATCAGATACACCAAAGTTCGATACGAACACAAAGAAGTATGATAACTCATACGAAGCACCAAAGGAATATAAAATGAAAAAAGAAAAGCTAGAAGAAGGTTTACTAGCCCAACTGAATGCGTTACTTGAGGGTGATGCTCAGAACGCAGAAATTACAATGGCTGCACGTGGTATCGTAGACGAATTACAAGACATGATTGAAAAGCTAGGTAAAATCCAAAACGACCAACTAGGTCCACTAACAGATGAAATGGCTTACTCACATGGTCCAGAACAATCAGGCGCATTTAAAGATGCAGTTGACCAAGCAATTGCAGGTCTACTAGGCCAAGCACGTTCTGCAAAAGATGCAGTTAACAATGCAGTTCTAACACTATCAGGTGAAGCACCAGCATCGGATATGGGTGCAACTGACACAGAACTAGGCGGCGACATGTCAGCAGATATGGAAGATGATATCTCAGCAGACATGGATCTAACAGGCGGTGACGACTCAGCAGCAGGTCCCGTAGATGAGCCACTAGGCCGTGCGAAAAGAGCAGACTAATGAAAATATCACAGCTTTTAAACGAAGATGCCAATTATCAGGCACAACTAAAGAATGACGTAAATGCGTATCTTGTACGTTTAAAAGCGAATGGTATCCCTCATATCGCTACTGATATTCTTGTAAAAGAATTAAATGATATGGGACATTCAGTTACTCCAGAAGCAGTTGTTGACTTATTAACTCATAGCAAGTATACTAGTAAAGTATCTATTGATGAAATCGTTATAGCGGGCGCCCCATCCGCTAAAGCGTCTGACGCAGAAGCAGAGAAGAATAGAAACGCAGTAAAAAAACTTGCACAAAAGGCAACTACGAAGAGGATAAACTAAGATGCCACTTATTATCAAAGGTAATAAACAACCCGAAATAGTTTCAAAGCAAGAGATTGCTAAAAAAATCCACGAAGACCGTGAACGTATGACAGCAGAAGAAACAGCACTTGCTCAACTTCCTGCAGAAGTAGCAGAACGTAGACGTGAGATTATCGCTGCAAAACGACACAGAGAGTTTATGGCAAAAGTCCAAGAACTTGAAGAAGCGTCAGCATTACGCCAGCAAGGCATTCAATCAACTGATGAAATCATTGTAGAGTCCGGTGATGCGATTAACATTCAATATGATGATGTAGTCAAAGTTTCAATTCAAGAAGATCCAAAAACTGAAACTCCTGATTTTGAATCAATGACTAAAAAAGAATTAGATGAATGGGCAGAAGAAACATTAGGACTAACTCTTGACCGCAGAAAAAAGAAAGCGGATATGATTGAAACTATTAAAAATAGCTTGTAATTCATTTTAAAATATAGTATACTATAGGTATGCTAAAAGAAACTTATACATATAGCCCCCTAGAGCGAGTGAATGTGAACGGTTCCCGTCACTATCAAACGCCAGGGGGTCAGCCATTACCGAGCGTAACAACCGTTCTTAGTGCGCTAAAAGATAAAACACAATTACATGAGTGGCGCAAACGTGTCGGAGATGAAGAAGCGGATCGTATTATGCGACTTGCTACAGGTATTGGTACACAAGTTCACTTACATTTAGAAAAATTCATACTTGAAGAAAATCGTCCAGACGGAACTAATCTAATTCATCAGATGGCAAAAGAACTATCTGACATTGTTATTAGAGAAGGATTGTCTAGTGTCGATGAAGTTTGGGGAACAGAAGTTCCGCTATACTATCCTGGACTGTATGCTGGTACAACAGACTGTGTTGGTGTATATAAAGGTAAGCCTGCTATCATTGACTTTAAGACAACACGTAAACCTAAGAAACGTGAATGGATCGATGATTACTTCTTACAGGGCGCAGCTTATGCCGCCGCGCATAATGAACTGTATGGCACTGATATCAAAACAATTGTTATTATGATGATTGGTTGGGATGCAGAAGCAGACAATCTGGGTAACTACCAAGAGTTTGTAGTTGAAGGTGACGAGTTTGACAAGTATGCGTTAGAGTGGGCAGGGAAGGTACAAGAGTATTTTGATAAATACATGTAACTAGGAGTTACATGAAATGGCTACACAAAACGTTAAAATTTTACTAAGACGTGGTTTACGAGAGCAACTAACATCAGATATTTTAGATACTGGTGAGTTAGGTTTTACCACGGACACAAATCAACTTTTTATTGGCATAGATCCTGCAATAGATGAGGTTCAGTTTGATCCATTTATAAATGCACATGCTATTATTCAGTCATGGTTAGAAAGTGATGACTGTCCGTTTGAAGGACTTGTAGTAGATGAAGACCTTGTAATCAGAAACATTCCAACAACATACAGTGCTGATGGTAGTCCGACTAGTGGTGTAGAGTTGTTGTTAGAAAGAATGCATTTTTTCACACAGACAATAAGTCTAGTAGGTGACTTTAGTGTAGTACGTGGTGACCGTATATATCAGCGTAAATTTGTTTATTCCGATACAGAAGCGGATATAGAAAATCTTGAACCGGGTAAAACTTATAAAATTATAAAATTAACTGATAACAATCAAGCATTTTTTATTAATGCAACTGGTTTGATCTCAAAAACGTTTAAAAAGCACGATAATTTTACAGTAAGAGCAGATTACAACGATGTCCCAAATTTACACTCTCCGACTGGCGCAAGAGTTGTAGAAATAGTAGATACTATAAACGTAGCAGATGCATTTGTTAACGTAGCCGACCCATATAACCCAACTTCTAATTCTAAGAACATCGAAGTAACTCTACGAGAAGGACATAACGAGTTTGTTTTGGATTATCCATTTGCAGACAACTATTATCATTTTAATGGTAATGGAGTTGATAATTCACTAGATAGTGATTTTGGCTTGTTTATGTATTCTGGTGGTGAATGGGTAAAGCAAAAGATTTCTATAGTCGATGAAGCGAATTATCCAGACTATATTGAACAGGTTGAAATTAATGGTGTAGAGATAGACAAACCTAAAGATACCCTTTTGGCAATACCCGGACTTGAAACGCATGTAGTTGTTACGAAATCATCTAAAGTTACATATTGGAAAAATGATGTAATTGAATGGAAACTTCTAGGGTATGAAAAATATGCATCAAACAATGCTATTATGTTTGAGAATAGTGCAATACATGATCTACCAGAAGATATTGTACAAGCATATTTGGATAAACCAGGCGGTAGATGGGAAGTCATTCATACTCAAAACAGTAATGCACAAGATGGTGAATCTGCAACAGATAAAAGTGTAAGAGTTTTAACAGAGGCAGAAATCGTTCTTTGGTATATGGATGATTGGAATGGAGATTGGTCTTCTGGTACATGGCCAGGTTATAATGGAGAACCTCTAAACTATGGTATATATATTCCAGGCACTGAAGGTGATGCAGAAGAAGATACAATCGAAGTAAGATACTATTATAATGATGATTTTCAATTCTCAAATAAACCGCCAACAGAGTACACAAACCAAAATGATACATTTACAGTCGTAACAGAAAGATCGAACGGTGACCCACTTGTAGAAGGTGATTACTATGTCTATACAGACAAAGATATATTTGGTGGAGTGAACTTAAATATATTTAAGTGGTCTCAAGAAATTTCTGGATACCAACACGATGGTGTTCCTGTTTTTTATAGTGACGAACTTGCAACAGCAAATGCAACTGATGGTGTGCTTATATATGCACTTCCTTTTAAGTTTGAAGAGGAATATAATCAATTGGGTATACTTGAATTAAGACAGCGTGATTATGATACATCAGAATTCTGGTATCCATATGAATATAATGATATTTTATCATACTATTTTACTAAGAACCCAATACCTAATGTAGCTGAGCCTGATGTAGTATATGCATATTCAATAGATGGGAAGTCTGAGTTTTCAGTTGGTCATTTAGGAAGAGCAAGACAAAATGTTGAGGTTCTAACAGAGAATTCGTTTAATCAAATGTTTGCAGACCAACACTTATCTGCACACCATGAATATACGGGTTTAAGACCTAGTCTTTTTAGAAAAATATTTGATGACGAAGATGGAATATTTTTGAGTTATAATAGAAATATATGTAGTACATTTTTTGTTGACTATTCTCTTAAACAGACAGTTGGAACTAAGGTGTTTATTCGTGTAGGACAACTTAGAATTATTAATGGTTATCCGCATGGTATTCCTGAGATTAAACTAACTGATGAAAATACCGAAATCTGGCATGATATGCTATCAGGAAATAAAGATGATATTGAAAATTATGATGAATTCTCAAATATTGTGTTTGAAACAGCCATTGAGATTGATGCCTTTGGCAATGAAACAAATAATCTTCTAATTATCTACAAACAAGACTTAGGATCTAATACAGAAGTAAGTTATACAGTTAAAAGATGGACAATGTAAATGCGGGATACAGCCCAATTACTTTATGAATGGCGACAAACAAGACTACAACTTAAAGAACAATTCTGCGAAAGCAATTTACAAAAGGCAATTGATTGGTGGAAGTCATTAGAGTATCACACTCATGGCTTCAATTATGACCATATGAATACTTGGCCAGATGTTTGGGAATACATCACTGAGGGATTTTATACTAACAGTGGCAACGGATTAGGT